TATTTACAACATATCATTCACTACATAGAATACAAGAATCTGGTATTCCTGTAGATACAATATATTTTGACGAGGCACATAATAGTGTTCAGCAACATTTCCACTCTGCTACTAGATTTTTTGCAACTACAAATAATCGTAGGTGCTTCTTCTTTACTGCTACTCCTCGTATTAGCAATTCTGATGAAGAAATAGGGATGAACAATGAGTATGTTTATGGTAAAGTATTAGAGCAAGTTCCTGCACCTGAATTAGTAAATAAGGGTTATATCTTACCACCTAAAGTTGTAGTTAAGCAACTAGAGATGATAAGAGATAGGAAGGCAAATTGTGATGATGATGCTGATAACATACTCAAGACGATTGATGACCAAAATGTTAGCAAGATCCTGATATGTGTTAGAAGAACAGCACAGATTACCAATATGGTTAGTGATAGTAAACTTACCACAGAGTTATATGCTCGTGGATATAATTGGATGTATATCACTGCTAAAACTGGTGCTGTTATCAATGGTATCAAGGTAAGTCGGGAGGATTTCTTTACTACATTGAATACATGGGGTAAAGAAGATGATAGAAAGTTTATTGTTATGCACCATAGCATACTATCAGAAGGGGTGAATGTATCAGGATTAGAAGCAGCATTGTTTCTACGCAATATGGATTTTATTACTATTAGTCAGACAATAGGTAGAGTAATTCGCAAAGGAGGTGAAAAGAAACAGTTTGGTATAGTTTGCGTTCCAGTATATGATAGAGTGGGTATCACTACATCTAAAAGTGTGAACGCAGTTGTTGATACTATCTTCAATAGAGGTGAATGTAAATAAGGGGGGACGCTTAAATTGCCGTAATAGTGTAAGACAGTCAGGGGATCACTAGGTTCCTAACTACTGAATACAACGAGTTAGTATCTGTAATTAGACTTGGTAAACAAGTTAGGATCAGATGAAGCACCTCTTGACCGTTGGAAAGTCAGACATTACTGTTGGGGTAATTCACCACAATTCTCCCTAGTCCCTTGATGTCTTACCCACTAAATCACACTTACTGGACAGGTTTATGTCAACTTTATCTGAAAGAGTTCTCGATTGGACACAAACCTATTGTGAATCTTTAACAGAAAACTATAAACAACACAGCATAAGTATGCACCAGAACTTTACATCAGAGTGGTCAAAAGAGCAGTTAGATGCTATCAACAATGGCACTGCTAATCTTACCAACTTTGTTATAAAGAATGGTCGCAAGTATTACAAGATCATGCAAAGAGAATTTGATACATTTCAAGATCGCAATGAATGGCGAGAAGGAAGTGTTCATGCCTTTGTTGATAAGAATACTGGCGAAGTTTTCAAACCAGCATCATATAATGCACCAGCAAAGCACGTTAGATATGATTTAAGAGTCATAAATGATCGTGTTAAGTTACATGATCCCAGATATACTGGGTGGGCAGGTGGTTATCTCTATATGAGATAATCCCCTTTTTTATTATACACTAATGGAGGTAAGTTATGCTTAAAAATGTTAATCGCTACACAAGAGCAGGTAGATTTGGTAAGCAAATTACTTGCCCTAAATGTAATCATACAGAGACAGTTTACCACTTTGCGTGGTCTGCTTGTGGATGTTTAGGTTGCAAAGATTATATTAACAAGGAAGATTTCCTTGTGGAGGTATAAACAATGAAATATGATGTTAAAGTATGTGTAGGTAGTAATACATTTATTGAATCTGTTTATGCAACTAACAGAAATAATGCTGAAAATACAGCAAAGGCACGAAATCCTCATGCTAGATATGCCTATGTAATTGGTACATCTTCTTAATAACAAAGGGGGACGGTTAAAGTGTCTGTATAGTGAGGGGATACATCCACTTCTGGTTAGGACTCCTCACCTATTGTTTATTTAAAAACTACATGGCAACTCGCAGACGCACTTCAGCAACACGCAAAACTGCTAAGACTGCTACTACTGCAAGTATTACCAAAAAAGCAACAACTCCGAGGGCAACTGTTAAGAAAGTTACAACAACTGCCCCTAAACGTGTAAATAAAGTTACACCAACCGAGGCAATTAAAGTGACCGAAGTAACAAATACCCCTAAAGTTGAAGCAGTAAGTAATACTAAATCACTCCTAAATGACTATCCTAGAGATATTTTTGCTCTATTTCTTCTTCCACTTCTATTATTAGAGGCAGGAACCAAAGAAATACTTAAGCAAACAGGAGTTCTCGCTTAATTATTACTTTGGGGGTCTAATCACCCCCTTTTTTATTACTTTTTTTGAATATTATGACCAAAAATACACATTTAGAGCATCCTGAAGATGTTATTTTATCTGGAGACTTAACTGTATTAAATTGGTTTAATTCTACAGATGTTTGGAATGGTGCTAACTTATCAGCAAAGATTGATGGTTCTCCAGCAATAGTTTGGGGTACAAATCCCGCTACTGGTAATTACTTTGTAGGCACTAAATCTGTCTTCAATAAAAAGTTAATTAAGATTAACGAATCGCATGAAGATATTGATAACAATCACACTGGAAATGTCGCTACTATCTTACATGGATGTTTTGACTATCTACCAAGAATTGATGGCATATTTCAAGGTGATTTTATAGGTTTTGGTGGTACAGATTGCTATACTCCTAATACTATAACATACTATTTCCCAGAGATAGTAACACATAAGATTATAGTTGCACCTCATACTTATTACATAGCAGACAAAGATTTGAGGGATGCTGTTGCATTTCCTATGGATGATGTTTACTTCAGTAATAGAATTAAGAGTGATGTTTTATGGTTTCAACCTTATGTAACCACGAAAGATGACATGGAAGATATAAAGAATAGATGCGAATTTGCTAGACAAATTGCTACTTTATGCCATTTCCCTAATGTTAAACAAATTGCTACGATTAAGAAGCAATTAAACTCATGTATCAAGAACGATATTGAGTTAGATGATATAACATTAGAGGCACTTGCTAATGATAACAAATGCGACATAAATGTCTTGCGTTTGTGGAAATTAGTAGCATCAATTAAGATGGACTTGTTATTATCAATGGTTGTTAATCATGATGTTGAATGTTACATTGAAGAAGAAAGATGTGGGCATGAAGGTTATGTATTATCCAATCAGTTTGGTACATATAAGGTAGTAAATCGTTTGGGGTTTAGTAAAGCAAATTTTAATATTGCAAAGAGTTGGAAATAGGAAGGGGGGACGCATAAAGTGTCTGTATAGTGTAGAGACTAGGTTAGGTTACTGAGCATCACTCAGAGAAAAACCTTTAAAGATTCGCCTAACTCAGTCTCATTCAAATTTCGATTTAATTGTTTATGTCAACTCTAGCAAATGAAGTCATTTTCGAGACATTATTTGAGGAAGCATTAGAGGAGTTAGGTATAAACAATGATTCACCATTCTTCTCTGATGCTTATAAATTAGCACAGACAATAGCAATGGACAAGTTTCTATCTAACAACCCTTAATTCACCTCATTAATTATCAATTATGTCACAAACATTTCGCACACTAACTATTACTGAAGCAGAAGAGACTGCATTAGTTGAAATAATAAGATATTTCAACGATATGGGTACTCCTGATAATGTTAATAGCACAGATTACGACACATTATGTGAAAAAATCTGTGAACCTGCCTTCTGGGAGTATAACTAATACTCCCTATTTTTCTGTCCTTTATTAACATTTTTATCATGCAATCTTTACAAGAATTTGTTGATTATGTTTGGTCATTCTATGCACCAGATAGTGATCTTTATCCGATAAAAGGTTTAACTAAGCAGCATATATTTGATGGGTTTTATGTATATAAACATAGATTATTAAAGGCAGCAAATGATAAGAATAATCGTTATACTTGGGGAGATGGTGATAGTTTAGATCGTGAAAGAGTAAGAGATATTTTACTTGAAAATCCACAATTATCATGGAGTTCTTAACAATGAAAACAACACAAATTGAAAAAGACATTGCATTTTGTATTGACGAATTAGACCTAAGTAATGAACAAATAGGTGAACTATTACGTGCTTGTGAAAACTTAGGTAACATTAGTTGTGAATACTTTTGCGAAGAATTTGTATTCCAAAGTGATACTGAAGAGGATCACGATAGACTACATGATCCTAACTATCTTACTATAAATTGGGGGTTAAACTAATGACTAAGGAACTTAATTCTGCTCAAAGAGATGAACTAATTGAACAGTATGTTGAGTTAGTTGTTGATGGTATGGACATGGATTCTTTGCTACAATATGCAAAAGATGGAATTACAGAATACATTGTTACATTAACAGATAGTGAGTTAAAAGATGAAGTTGGTAACTTTGATGATGAATTATTTGATGAGTTAGTTGATAACGTAACTAACGAAACTGTACTTGACACTAACAACAACGGAGGTAAATTCTAATGTCTGATTTATTAAACAGTTACACATTTGAGGCAAAGAAAATTGTATATTATTCAGTAACAGTTGGTGCAGAAAATAAGACTGA